CGTATACTGGCACCGCTCTTCCGGTAGTTCCACATGCAGATCTGTTTCCCCCGATTCATCCACTCTCTTCTTTCCGAGAAGAGATGAATGAGCAGGGAGCTACAGCAATCTCGCGTGTGAAACCAACCAATTCAATTGCGGATCTTACGACCGCTTTAGGAGAACTTCACGTTGAAGGTCTACCTAAACTGCCCAACATAATTAACGGGCAGAGGAATATCAAGGCCGCCAAAAAGGCATTCTCTAAGCGAACTGCTAAAGAGAGTGCTGGCGAGTTCCTTGGTTTTCAATTCGGTTGGCTTCCCTTTGTGAGTGACATTCAAGATGTCGCTCGCGGTACCGGGGACGCATCGAGAATAATTTCTCAATACGTTCGCGATTCCGGGAAGTTAGTAAGACGTCGCTTTGAATTCCATCCACAGGTGGAATTTCATACTGATGTTGTTGCTACGGGTCGGAAGCCTATCATAGCTGCCGATACGTCTCATCTCATCAGTGAAATTCCGGCAGGGACTCTGATGCGTGACATTAAAACTGTCACGACTGATGTCTTCAGTGGTGCTTTCACATATCATTTGCCTGGGGATTTCCCCGGGTTTTCTGGTATGACGAAAGCTTCACTGTATGCCGATAAAATTCTCGGCTTAGATCTCAGTCCAGACACTGTCTGGAATCTGACTCCCTGGAGCTGGGCTGCCGATTGGTTCAGTAATACGGGAGATGTAATTGATAATCTCTCGGATTACGCCACCGACGGTCTGGTTATGCGTTATGGTTATATGCAGCGGCATGTTGTCGTTACACATAGCTATTACATTGTCGATTCTATCGACAATCTTCCTCTGCAGTTCATTACTGAACATAAATGCAGGGTGAAGGCTAACCCCTTTGGTTTCGGCCTTACCTGGGACGGATTGACTCCGCGCCAGGTGGCCATCTCTGTAGCGCTTGGTATTAAACGAGTGCTATAGACAGTTGTTAAACTGTCGTTAAAACACCCGGTACCTCACGGTATCGAGATCTAAGGAGCATGCCTACATGGCACTTGCAGACCCTATTTCCGTCACGGTTGGAGGCGGTGCAAAGTCGTTCGCCAAAATTCAAGTTGGCGACCGATCGAGCACTTATGCCTTCGATGTGTCGGAAACCGAAAAGTTCCGTCTACTTGTCTCTCATGTTGAGGGCAAGCGGCGGCGTTCGGTTATTCGGGTTGACCATTCGGAGATCATCTCTGACGTTTTCACAAACAATAACTCGTCGAATCTACAGTCGGGTAGTCTCTACCTGGTTGTGGATCGTCCGATTTATGGTTTTGACAACGCAGAGTATACTGATCTCTACACTGGTCTAACTGGAGCTCTCGAGGCTTCTTCGTCAGCTCTGCTGGCGAAGTTCCTTAATGGAGAGTCGTAAGCGTCAAGTTTGGACGCCGCTTTGGTTGCAAGTAATTTTCTTTGCAATCATTATTGCGGCGACTGGATTTGCGCTTGCGGCGGCTATCAGTGAAACTGGCCTACTTAGCCAGGTTCATAAGACTACTTGTAAGTATGTCTTTACTGAAGAGCCGCAGTCCAGCCAACCATGAAAGACAGCCGTGTAGGCTAGGAAAATGCACCTCTATTTAAGGAGGGCTTTTGAAAAGCCTACTACTGCTCTGGATAAAGGTAGCCCAAGAAACGGCTACCTGGTGTTGCACTAGCGCCGACCTTGACATTAAAACCGTCAAGGCCCGGACGAAAACAGAGGGAAAGTCATTTCTGACAATCACTCTACCTGCTTTTGGAAAAGCGTTTGAAGAAGCGCTTGACCAGGGCAGGGTCGATCTACGTCTCTTCACCTCTTTTAGGTGTAGAGCAGGGCTCCCCCTATTTCTAGGGGGTTTCCTGGATCGCGTTTTCGACCGCAACACCGGGCGGTTGCTCGATGAACCGTGTATAGACGCAATTATTGCTGTGCGTCAACTCACGTTGATGTTCGGCAAGCTTTTTGAGCCTTGTAGTGATACAAGGACCAGAAAGGCTATGCGCGAGTTCATTGAGTGTGACAATAATGTCGGAGCTATGGAGGTACTCTGGAATGATCATTGTGATCGGTTCGGTCGTATCTCTAGCATGCTATTTGCGGATCTGTTCACGGCTGTAGATCGTAAGATCTACTTCGGTGACGTTCTGCCTAAGCATGGTCCTGGCGCGACTGCTGATCGTCTCATCGGAAATGAGAAGTTCAGCCTTCTAACCTGGACAGCTCGATTGGAAGAGATATTTCCTTTCGGAGATTACCTCTTCCCATCTGCATCGTACTGGGAACAGTTCGATGCTGTCGACATATTGGAACCTGAGGCTGAAGTGCCCGTTAAGGTCACTCCAGTCCCTAAGACGGCGAAAACGCCAAGGATCATCGCAATTGAGCCGACCTGCATGCAGTACGTGCAGCAAGGTTTGCTTGAGATTATCTCTGAGGAGCTCCGGTCATATAAAGTGACCGGTTCTCGCAGAACTAACCATCTGCGGGACCTTATCTGTTCGGATGACCAAGTTCCTAACCAGGAACTTGCATACGAAGGTTCCCGTTATGGGGACCTAGCTACACTCGATTTGAGTGAAGCTTCAGATCGCGTTTCATCGCAGCTCGTGTTTCGCATGATGGAAGGGTGGCCTCATTTGCGTAAGGCCGCTTTTGCATCACGTTCAACACGGGCTTCCGTTCCTGGAGAAGGAATTATTTCCCTCTCCAAGTTCGCGTCTATGGGTTCTGCTCTCTGCTTTCCTATTGAAGCCATGGTCTTTTTGACATGTGTCTTCATTGGGATCGAAGATGAGCTCAACCGCCCGTTGACCAGGAGGGACATATTGTCCCATATTGGTCGGGTGCGAATCTACGGAGACGACATTATTGTCCCCGTAGAGTATGTGCATTCAGTGATCCGTTCACTAGAGCTCTTCGGAGCAAAGGTGAACAGGAACAAGTCTTTCTGGACTGGAAAGTTCAGAGAGTCTTGCGGGAAGGAATACTATGATGGCACGGATATTTCTATAGTCCGTGTCAGGCATAGTTATCCTTCGTCACTGAGGGACGCTACTGGAGTCATTTCGTGGATCTCGCTTCGTAACCAGTTTTACAAATCTGGTTACTGGCAGACCACGCGATGGCTTGATGAACAGCTATCCCGGATAGTCAAACATTATCCGGTTGTCGCTGACACATCTCCAGTGCAGGGTCGACACAGCTTTCTGGGTTATGAAACTCAGAGAAT